CCGTCGGCACTCTTGGTATACACATCTTCAAAGGCACGCGGTTTGAGACCAAACATCTCTCGGTACAGGGGCTCACGTGGACCCATTGGGTAGATGGGCTTGTCTTGCACAATAGCCTTGACTATACTCCAGGGACCCGCTTCGTCAACCTTTCGTAACTTTGCTCCGAGTCCATACCCGTGAGGTTCAACCAGATTCGTCACCACGCGCCCAACGGGCTTACTCACCGCTTCACGGAGAGCAACCTTGCCCGCGTCCACCGCCAACTCACTCACTGCCTGAACTCCTCGCCCAGCCAACTTCTCAAGTCCCTTGCGCGCGCCCGCCATCATCGAACCACCCAGGACAAGATCCAGGGGGCTTATTGCCTCACTGATCGCATCCGACACCCGGAAGTCCTTGTTATGGGAGGCCAGTTGAGCCGCCCGGTATTCCGGGTCTACCCCACCCTGCCGGCTGACGCTGGTATCGTTCTGGTCCTGCGTCGTCACCGGCACACGACTTGCCACCGCCGTTGATTGCCCGGCATTGGTGACCGTGTTCATCCATCTGTATTTGGGGATGTCACTCACGTTACCCCTTATAGGCGATACAGGTCCCGGAGGTCATGGTGATCGCCGTGAAGTGCCCCTTCAGGATCGTCCCCACAGGGATGGACACGCCGGTAAGGGTCGTGCCGTCGCGTGTGGCATCGGTCAGGATGGCGAAGACCGCCGTGGTGATCACCTGGACCATCGACCAGGCGCCCGTTCGCGCGTTGGTATCGCCAAAGTACGTTGACCCGACGATGCCGTTCTGCTGGGCCTGGAAGTTTTCGGCTTCTTGTGCCGTGTATGCAATGAGACTTGTTGCCGCCATTACTTATTCTCCCGAAGATGAGGCCGCAGCAAGCTGGGCCTGGGTTTGTATATCACTGACTGCCGCTTGAGCATCCATGGCCGCACTCTTGCGGTCGATGTCCAGATTCTTCCCATGCTGACGCAACTGATCCCGCAGACGTTCATCGAAGAGTTGCCCGGAAAGCTGTGCCTTGTTGCCGGTCGTGTTGAGCTTGGTCTTGAACTTCTCGACCTCGACCCGCTTCCTGTCCTGCACACTCTCGCGTTGCGCCGTCTGGAGGTTACCTTGCGTGTCCTTGAGTTCCTTCTCCAGTTGCGCGATCTGCTGTTGCATCTGCTGCATCTGGCCGAAGCGGGAGAGAACACCCTCCATGTCCGCGACCTCCGTCTGCTTGAGGACCTCGACCTGGTCGATCAGACCAGCCTTGTAAAGTTCCATGTAATACTCGAACCGCGCCCACCGGTTGGAGGGAAGTGTCGAACCCGCGATCACAATCACATCATACCGACCGACGGTAACGTCATTGTACTTGGAGATGAGTTCCTTGCTGACCTCATCGTAGATCGGGACATTCAGTTGCACATCCTTCGGGACGTTGTTCGGCTGGATCAGACGGATGACCTTGCGTTCCGTGTAGGTCGATTGGATCAGCTGGACAATCACCCTGGCCAACTGGTTCAGACCATCCTCGATGTCGTCCTTCTTACTCTTGATGCGCCGCTGTCCATACTCGTCCAGGGCCACCGTCCCCTTGTAGGTGGTTGGCGCCTGCGCCCCGTCGCCCTGCATCATGGCGAAGATGCCGAAGATGGATTCGATGTCGTGTTTGGCGTCCGCCTCGTTCTTATAGAGTTCGTTGGGTAGTGGCACCGGCCCGGCAACAATGGGAATCCCGAACTCAGGGTCATACTCAATGACCGCGGTGCCCGCCCTACCCCATTCCTCCTCGATCTTCTTCTTGTCCTGCGACCCCCGCGGGATCAGAAGCTTCACGTTGGTCGAGTTCGACGCATGAGCCACAATGAGACTGCGGATCTTGTTGATGTACTGTTGGATAGGACGGACGAACCGCACATCCGACATCGGGTAAGGATTGCGGTTGTGCCGGTTCATGAAGGGCACGATGGGATAGTCCTCGATCGGGAGTATCACATCGCACATAAGTTTGCCGCCGACGCTCATGACCCTGCGTATGCGGGGTGTCAGCGGCGTGGAGACCGAGATGACCCCCACCTGAATCAAGTCCTTGATCGTGATGATCTGTGCCAGACCGGGGTCGGTCTCGCCACTTCGCAGTGATGCAACGACCTGCTGGACACCCTCGAGATCCGTGACATACTGAACCTGCCCGTCGGGCCCCATGAGGACAGCCGCCGACTGTTGGATGTATCCCTGAAAGTCTGTCTGCGAGTACATCTTGGTCGAACCGACAGACGAGTCGAACACCTCGAACTGCGGTATGAAGATCTTGGTATACCGGTCAATGACCTCGTAGTAGTCAGTCGAGGGATCCAACATCTGGATGCCGATCATCTGGCCTTCCCTGGCCTCCTCGGTGGACTGCGGATGCCGGTCGACGGCCGATCGGATACTTCCCGCCAGGAGATCCTTGTATCCCTGGTAATTGAGTTCGAACTGCTCTCTGGTCAGAAGTCTGGCGATGAGGATATGCGCCGCGTCCCGACAGAAACGATCCTTGGATGACGGGTCGATGTAGACGTCGAACGGGTCCAGGGCCTTGACGTATACCTCGCCTCGCCCCCCGTCCGCGAAGGGGTCGGAGTATGCGAACATGGTTCCCATGCCGCGGACGAAGTAATCGTCGATTGTCTGCTTGAGTTCACCGTTGCCCGAGGATACGTCCCAGACGTAGGCCATGATGTCGGCGAAGAGTTTACCCAGACGGGTGTCCGAGTCTTCTCTGCCGGTGGAGGAAAAGCGGGGTTTGTTGGCCGTAAGCATGGCCTTGGCCTGCTCGACGACAGAATGGATGACGTTGACGACGATCGGGTTCTGCGCGCGTCCCTCGAGCGTGTTGATCTGCTCCTGGGTCCACTGGACGTTATTGCGGAATTTGTCGTCCTGGAGGGCATTTGTGGCCCACTGGTTACGTGCGCCAGAGTAACGGGTGATCAGGTCGTCCGACAGGCGAACCTGTTCCTCGGCCTCCTTCGCGTCAATTCCGGTACTCTCACCCACCTCTTTGACTTCTGCCATGAACTCCGCCTTTTTGTCAGGTTACGTCAGGTGCGTAACCTATGAAATAAAAAGGCGAAATTTCATGGGGCGTTATGAAACTGACCAGGAGAGCCTTTTCGATTTTGGGTCGGAATGTGCAGATTGATTGCGCTCCACCTGGTGGGCCGGAGGGTAAACGTTGCGGAAGGAGTAGTACATGGCATCCAGCATGTCATCGTGGGCATGCCGGCCGTCCGACCGGAACTGGAGGAGTTCTTCCTTCAGATCGGCCATGGAACGCTGGATATACACCTTGTGCTTGACGAAGTAAGGCTCCAGACCCTCCAGGTAACGCTTGCTCTTGGAGTCCCTGGGTTTGTGGGTCACCAGGATGCTCCCAGCCCGTTCGAGGTTTCGGAGCACGTCGGCGTAGATTTCCTGCTGCCCAGAGGTCTCCAGGCGCTTGCGCAGGGGCCTGTACTTGATGTCCTCGGTCTGGATCGTGTCGATGACCAGGGACGGGTTCATACGCTTGCGCACGAAGGGGAGTATATACCGGTTGTTGTCGGCGTCAACCGCACAACACATGATGACCGTGTAGTCAGCCGTCCCGGCAGTCGATACCGCCGGGTCAATACCCATGAAGACCGTGACCGGCACATTGGCGGTGGGGTTCCCCTGGTCGTCCTCCATGGCCAGGTAGGCGTTCCCCTGGTCATCCCGATCGAAGTGCCCGTTCCAGTACCGAAGATCGGACTCCCTGAAGAGTTGCTCCTCGTCCGAGAGGATCTGGCACTGGTACTCCCGGTACCACATGGAGACCCGGTTCATACTCTCACACGTCGCCTTCTCCTCCAGAAGCTTCTCCACCGACCACTGTTCGGGCCAGAGGGCAGTCCCATCATCCTGGATTGCCTTGTAACGGAGTTGCTTCCATCCCTTGGCGGTCATCAGTATCTCGACGATGCACCGCTGATGCTGGGGGGTACCGATGACGATGACCCTCCCCCGTTGCGCGTCGCGCGTGGGGATGAACTGCGTAAAGAGCCAACGGAGGTTCTTCTCCATCGCCTCAGTTGTCTTGGTATTCTCAGTGTCCTCGGGATCATCCATGACCAGGAGAGTGGGCCGCTGATCGCCGTGTTTCAGGCCGACGACCTGCTGACCCGTTCCCCTGGTCACGATGAGGGTATTGTCCTTGAGGACTACCTCACTGTTGGTCCAACGTCCAGCAGAATGTTCTCCCCAGTACCCAAAGAACTTCCTGAAGGGGAGTGAGTAGTCAAGAACATTCTTGATGGTCTGAAGTAGTCGTTCTGCATGCCCAACAGTCTTGGACGCCAGTACGACCACCTTGGGTCCCTTGTCGAACATGATGTGATGCAGGACGAGGACACAGGCAACCAAGGAAGATTTTGCATGGCCTCGTGGAGCGATGACCACGATGCGTGTGTTGGCATGGTTATGGTATGCATCCGCGATTTCCCGATGAAACGGAGGAGTTTTCACCTTGAACATTGTTGGCATACATACCCGCCCCATCAGCAGAGCGTCCCTCTCGAACATATCCAGCACTTCTTTCTTTGTCACG